GAATTACGAAAAGATTATATTGAACTTGATGAGGAAATTTTATATCAGTCATATTCTCTCTTCAAGCCTATGTATGACTTTGCTTCATCTGAAGAATATAAGGAAAAACTCGAAGAAATCCGCTCGCAGCAAAAAGAGATGATTCGTAACAAGACAGCAGCAACTTGCTCCACTAAATGGACCGTAGACGGTAGTGAAGCAAAAGGTCGAAAGGTCACAAACGATAATATAAAAATGCTTCTGCGTTGCTTTAATACTGACTGTGAAAATGCTATTGATCGAGTAAAATATAATAATATTGAAAGTATGAGGGCAAGAATTAACAAATCATATGAATCATTAAACAAGCTGGGAGAAAGTAATAGTATTACAATTTCTCATACTTATTTACAATTAAAAATGGATGAACTTTCTCTCTCTATTGAATACGCCATCAAAAAGCAGGAGGAAAAAGAGGAACAAAAACGCATTCGTCAAGAAATGCGTGAGCAAGCTAAACTTGAAAAAGAATTGGAAGAAGCACGAAAAAATATTGATAAAGAAAAGAAACATTACTCAAACGCTTTAGATAAGCTCAATACTCAGTTAGAAGGAAGTCTTTCTGAGGAACAAAAAAATAGTTTGTTGGAGAAAAAAGAAGAAATCGAAAATCAACTTTCCAATCTACAACAAGCTCTGGATGATGTTGATTACCGAGAAGCTAATCAGAAAGCCGGATATGTTTATGTTATTTCAAATATCGGTGCTTTCGGTGAAAATGTATATAAAATCGGTATGACACGTCGCTTAGACCCAATGGAGCGTGTTGATGAACTTGGAGATGCTTCTGTTCCGTTTAACTTTGATATTCATGCTATGATTTTTTCCGAAGATGCTCCAAAACTGGAAGCAGCACTTCACAAGGCTTTTGAGGACCGTAAGCTTAATATGGTGAATACTCGACGGGAATTTTTCCGAGTCACACTTGACGAAATAGAAGCTGTTGTTAAAGCCAACTACGACAAAACAGTCGAGTTTATCAAAATTCCACCTGCTGAACAATATCGTCAATCCTTAGCAATGTTAGAAGAATCGAAAAAAGATGTGGCTGTGGTTTAAAAGATTAAACAGCAAAAAACACCTCCAAGATTAATTGGAGGTGTTAGCGTATAAGCTTATTTTCATAGCCGGGGAATTTTTAAAAGGAGAGAAGAAAAGCAGTGGATAAAAATGATGGATTTTTCGAAGTAAATAATCTAGAACCTGAAGATTACGTTCAAAGTGCGAATTCCTTATTCCACTTTATGAAAGAG